AATAGAAACAGAGATATACAAAAAATCTGCCTTTCAGTATTATGATGCGAGGTATGATATTGAAGTAGCAGACAATCATAACTTTTTTGCACAAGGAATACTTGTTAGCAATAGTTTTCTTAAAGAGATTGATAAGTTTGGATTTGAACATGGTTTTTGGCAATATTGCATGACTAAAGAAAATATTATAGATACGCAATCTGGCTTTAAAAATGCAGATGAGATTACTACAACCGATTTTGTTTTAGGGAATGATGGTAAATATCACAAAGTCTTAGATAATTATAAAAGAGAGTATAGTGGTGAGTTTGTAACCATTAAAGCACAAGGCTTGCCCGAAATAACATGCACAAAAGAGCATCCTTTTTTAGTCAAAACTGAATACGGAACTGAATGGATAGAGGCTGGAGAACTGAGTGAAAACAATATGCTCATATCTCAAACACCAATAGATACTCATGATATAGAATGGATTGAAGTGTATGATAGGAGCAGTAAAGAGTTTTATTGGAAAACAATGTATAATGAAGCTATTAAATTATATGCTGAAGGGTTATTGCCTTGGCAGATTGCAGATGTTTTGCATATTAAGAGATACGGTAAACGCCAACCAATGATTAGAAAATGGGTTGTCGGAAAAGTGTTGCCTAAATGTTATAATATCCCAGATAAAATTAAGGTAGATAATGATTTTTTAGAACTTGCAGGGTGGTTTCTTGCTGAAGGGTGCGTTATCAAAGGAAGTGTTATTGATTTCACACTTTCAATATTAGAAACAGAGTATGCAGATAGGATTTCTCAGCTTATGTATAATATCTTTGGGTTATCAAGCTCAAAAGTCCAGCAGGATAATGCAATACATATTAGATTTTTTAGTAAAGTAGTATCAGCATTTTTTACAAGGCATTTCGGAAAAGGAGCGAGATACAAAAAAATCCCGCAATGGATTATGAGGTTACCTCAAGAAAAGCAGTCTTGCTTGCTTGATAGTTTTAATAAAGGAGATGGATATCAGAGCAATAAGCAATTAGGATTTGTAACTGCTAGCAGAAATCTTGCTTGGCAATTAAGAACTTTGCTTATGAGACAAGGAGCGTATAGTAGCATTTCTTTTGTAAAGGGAAAAGAACATGAATTTAAAGGAAGAATCATTAAAAGTAATGGATTCTGGACACTTACAATCAAAGCACAAGAATATCTTGATAAACTATCTTTCAACACAATTCATAAGCTACAAGGGCGTGGGGGTTTAGTCCAGTTGATGGAATCGCAGTTTCTTGTCCCTATACAAAAAATTACCAAAAAATTAAGAACAGATACTGTGTATAATATTCATGTTGCAGATGTTCATTGTTTCACCGCAAACGGGGTTATAACTCACAACTCTTATCAGATTCCTGCTCATCCAATGTGGTTTAATAGGGATGAGATTGTTTATATTCAAGAGCATTCTAGGAGTATGAGCTGTTATGGTTACGCAAGAACGCAAAGTATATTAGACATTGTTAAATCATTGCACTATTCTACTTTATACAATAAACGGTTCTTTGAGGAAACGCCTATCCCTGATGGTGCGTTGTCTTTATTAGATACTAATGAGACCGAGATGCGTTCTTTTATGAGTTATTGGAATAATGAGTTTAAAGCCCAACCTCATAAAGTGGCTATCATGAATAAAGACATAAAATGGCAACCATTTGCAGTAAGCCAGAGAGAGCTTGAATTCTTAGACACTCAAAAATGGTATTTCAATATGGTAATTTCGGCGTTTGGATTGTCTCCGAGCGAGTTAGGAGTAACAGATAATTTGAATAGAGCAACAAGTGCAACCCAATCAGAATTAGTTAAAAGAAAAGGCGTAAGACCATTTTTAAGATTATTAGAAGATTTTATCAATAAAGGCGTCATTAGCGAGTTTGGGTATGATGGAATCCAATTCCAGTTTATATATGATGACCCTGCGGAAAAGAATGAAAGACTTGCAAATTGGAATCTTGAGCTTACTATGGGCGTTAAGACTATTAATGAAGTTAGGAATGAGATGGGTTTGGAGCCTATTGAAGGCGGAGACGTATCAAATAATATGCGTTCTTTGTTTGGAGGTTCTAATTATAGCATACAACCAAATACCAATCAAGAAGATAAAAGACAAAATGATACTGAGCAAAGAGAATCTCAAGATTATCCCGAAGTATTACATAGAGAAGAGAGCAAGAATGAGAAAAATGCACCTTTGAACTTCGAGAAGCCCGGCATGGGCAGGAGTGATGAGTGGTGGGATATTTATCACGCACTTATCGAGCAAGGGCATTCAAAAGAAAGTGCTGCAAGAATAGCTTCGAGCAAAATAAAAAAGAGCACAGATACTTTTGAATTCAAAAATGATGGCGATGCTAAAGAAATTCTAAGGAGTAGTATAGCTAGTGAGTTATCTGCTATTTCTTTGTATGAAAATCTAGCCAACAAAACAAATGATACAGAGCTTAAAACCATATTATTAGATATTGCTCAAGAAGAAAAGGTGCACGTTGGCGAGTTTCAAATGTTATTAGATAAATTGGACTCTGAGAATGAAGAATCAAGAGCTGAAGGAGAGAGAGAAGCTGAACAAGTAGTGAAAGGGTTATATGACGGACAGTATTATTTCAATCAACCCATTAGCCAACCAATGAAACCTTCTGGAGCAATGTATCAACCTCAAAACCAAAGAATAGGACTAAGAGATGGGACTGGACCTTTCAGGAACAACCCAGATTGCCCTAATAATCTAATCAATTGCCCTATATGTGGGATGCCTACACTAACAGCTTTAGAGTCTGAAGAAAACCTTGAAGATGATTTAAGATGTTCTAGTTGCGGAGCAAGATTCAGAAAGCAAGACTTATTAAACGCTCCAATGATGGAAGAAATGACTAATATTCTAAACACTAATCTAGCTACAAAGAGTCTTGAGAAAGTTGCAGATGACAAGATGACCATAAAAGAGTTTTGCGGGTTTGATGTGCATAAATCTTTGCCTTGGGCTTCTGAATATGCAAGCACTCCGAAATACTTTAAACTACTTTCTAAGTATTTGAGCGATTTAAGCGAGACAGATATAAAGAGCATCATAGAAATACTTAAAGATGACTTGACTGGTAATTTTCATATATTCGATATTGCTCAACACATTAATGAAGTGATTAATGACTACACCAGAGCACAACTGATTGCGAGAACTGAGGTAATTAGGATTGCAAATGAGGGACATCTGGGTATGATGGAAGCCAAAGGAACTAAATATGTTAAATGGATTGCAGCACCAGAAGATGGGCGATTGTGTAAACTATGCAAAGAGAAAGATGGCAAGATTTTTACAGTTGCTGAGGCTCACGGAATGATTCCCTTGCATCCCCGTTGCAGATGTGGTTTCACAGAGGTGGAAGATTATTAAAGGAAAATATGTTTATAGTAGTTGCACTATTGATAAATATGGGAGGTTTATAGCAAATGAAACTAATAATACCAAGATTGATTGATGTTGGTGAAGTAATTACAATTGATAAAAAGCAATACAAAGTAATAGACTATAAAATTGATTCGGACAAAGACCGAGAATATATTTTAGAGCTAGTAAAATGAGGTGCCCTTTTTGCGATGAAGTAACACCTAATGATTCTGAATATAAACAGCAGTATATCAGATGCCAAGAATGTAAATGCGTGATTCGATTATGGTAATCAGTAAATTTAATAAACTCAGGAAATATAAAGAGCCTATACCAGTTACTGAGATGACAACATCAATTGCCTACCATAAGCAGAACAATATGAAGCCAATCCCAGTTGAACAACAATACCATATATATATTTTAGAGGAATTAAAAGCAATACATAACTTGTTAAAAGAGAGGTTATAAAAAAGAGGATGGAAAGCAGGGAAAATCTAAATAAGTTGGTAATCCTGACCCTGCAAAAGACTGAAATTGAATTGAAAGCCAGACAGATATATGAGTTCATTAGATACAATCAACCAGACATATTAAGAGAAGAAAAAGTAAGAGGTTTTAGGTCTTTTGTGAAGATTATAAACTCATTTAGCGATGTTAAGGCTATTGGCACAGGCGTTAAAAAATATATTGTTGAGAAATAGATAACACTCTCATTGCAAGATATTTTTGAGATGTTGGTTCAAATATAGTTAATCATAAAGCTTTAAATAACAAAAATATTATATTCTTTAATCTATGAATGACTTTAATATAGTAATCCCTCTAAAAAAAGGTATTTCTAGTGATAGATTGACAGGAATAGCCTCAACTACTTCTATTGATAGGGATGAAGAGCGAATGTCTTCTAAAGCTCTTAAAATGATGGTTTCAGATATTAAAACAGTAGGTGTTAATCTATTTGGTAATCATGAGCATAATTGGGAGAACACATTAGGCGTAATCAAAGAAGCATCTTTAGTGGGTGATTCGGTAGAGGTGGAGATAACGCTTGATGACCCTGCAACTAATCCAAAGATTCCTATGCTTTTGAATAAACTCAATAAAGGTATTAAACTAGGATTGAGCGTGGGTGGTAATGTTACTAATTATGTTTGGGAGTATGATGCAGGTCTAAAAAAGAAAGTAAAAGTATTAGATGAAGTTAAGATTTATGAGGTTTCGGTTGTGGGCATTCCTAGTAATGCAGATTCTTTTATTTCAATCCCGCAGGCGATTGCTAAGTCTGCAAAGAATTTGAAACCTACAAATTGCCCAAATTGTTTTTCAAAGAATATAAAGAACGGAGTGTGTCAGATATGCCTTACCAAGATTTGAACATTAAACAAAAAGTAAAGGTCGGTGAAAAATACGGTCAGATAGTTGAATGCGGAGACAAGTATAAAGTAAAATTTGATGATGGCTCTTTTGGGTTTTATGATGGTAATGAAGTAACGCCTATTGTATTAGACACAGAATCTAAGGGCTATAAACGGTTTATGCGTATGAAATCAGAAGCTCAGCTCAAACAAGATGAAGTCTTTATGCAACCCACTGCACAAGGGACAGACCCACTTGCCCAGCCCATAAATAGTGAAGGAGTTGGCATTGGTGAGAACCATTCTGTATTGGGTAAAGAAGCATCTGTTGATAGATTTACTATAAAAAATGGTGAGATTGAAATGGCAAAAAAGAAAGTTATTGATGAGGAGATTGAAGCTCCTGAAGAATCTGAGGAAGAGGAAGAAAAGAAAAAAATGAAGAAAGAGGAAGAAGAGAAGCCTGAAGATGAAGTAGAAAAGGAATCCTCTGAAGAAGAACAAGAAGATGACAAAGATGACAAGGAAGAAGTAGAGAAAGAAGAAGAAGATGAAGATGAAGAAGATGAAGAAGAGAAGAAAAAGAAACTAAAGAAAGGAGAGGAATCAGGAGAAAACCCAGAAGAAGACACTGCTTCAGCTACTGATGACAACTCAACAATAACGCCTAATCTAAGTGTGCCAAGCCAATCACAGGATGTTTTTGTGCCACCTTCTGATGTAGATGGCAAGAGAGAACAAGAGACCCCAATGGGCAAATCAGTTAATCCTGATTTGATGAAAAGCCCCTTGTTTGTGAGCCTATCAAGTCAAATTGATGGGATAAGAGATGCAGTCAGCAAGAAAGTTGATGCATTGGAAAAGTCTGTTAATGATAGACTAAATAATGTGTTAAAGGATATGGCAAAGGTCGAGAAATTCTATAAACAGAGTTTCTATAAAGCAATAGATGAGAATGTTGCACCTGAAGGTATCCAGCAATTACCGCTTTCTAAACAAATAGAAGCTGGTAAAATCAGATTTAGAAATAAATAAGAGGGATAGAAGATGACAAAACTAGATTTTGCAAAAGCCTATGTAGGTAGTGCAGGGCTCCCAGAGGACATGGTATTATCCGATGGTATGAGTAACTATGATGTAAGAAAATCAATCGCAGAAGAAGTGATAGAAGGAGGGTTTACTATTAGAAAAGCCCTTACAACTACGCTTTCTACATATTCGGCAGGAACATTGCCTGTCTTGATTCCAGTATATGTAGACCCTGAGATTGTTGATTTAACAAGGAGAGCAACGCCATTAGTTGAGCTTATTCCTAGAGTAACTAACTATGGTAAGACTGCAGATTATAACCAACTAACCAAAATATCAACAGCACAAGCTCTTGGTGAAGATGCGTCTCTAACAGAGCAGAATGACAGCTATACCCGAAGAAGTGTAGCAATTAAATATCTATATTCTGTTGGTAGAGTAACTGGACCAATGTTTGCAGCGAGCAAGCAATATCTTGCAAGTGGTGGTTATGTAGATGCCTTGTCTTTAGAAGTTAAGAACAAAACGCTTGCTTTAAAGAGACTAGAAGAAGCGATGATTTTATTGGGCGACTCCAAAACTGATTGGACAGAGCCAGTTAATAGCACTTCTATTTTAGCTGCGAACTCATTTGATGGATTGTGGAACTACATATCAGACAACAACTCTTGCACGCTAGGCGGTAGTGCTAGTTATACAACTGATTTAGCAGGAGCAAGCCTTTCAATAGCTAACATAAGAACAGGTATAAGAACTGCAAGAACTGCTGGTGGAGAGCCTAATTTAATTGTTTGCGATTATGCAACTTATGACCACATCAAGTCACTGATACAGGACCAATTAAGGTATGTCTCAACCCAGACAATTGCGTGGGGGATTACAACCGTTTCATTTGAAGGAATCCCAATCATAGCAAGCAGGTTCTTAGATGTTGATGCAGGAACAGGCTCAGGAGTGCCTGGAGATGCAAGGAGTCTCTTTATACTCGATACTAATGTGATTGAGATGAGAGTGCTTCAAGACGTATCTTATGAAGAGCTAGCAAAGACAAATGACTCTGTTAAATTCATGGTAAAATGCTATGAAACGCTAGTTGTAAAAGCTCCACAGTTTAATCATATTATATATGATATAGGAGCGTAAGGAGGTAGAAAAAAATGACCGCAATAACACAAGGAACGGATTATGAAGTAATTGATGCTGGCGTAGGTGGAATGGCTATAAAGACTCTCTTGGTTAGAACAATCAACACAGTAGATGCCACCAATACCCTTACTGTTACCTTAGCTAATTATGGTATTGCACCAACAGGGCTTATTGGCGTGATTGGATTTAAGCATACTACGGATAACTCTGTAATGGTTCAGGAACAGCCAACCACAGCAGTATCATCTGGTGTTTTAACTATTACTGTGCCCGCTGGAACAGATGATGACTCAAGGTTCTATCTTATTTTTGGGATAGCTAATAAATCCGCAGCAGCATCAAGCCTGTAAACAATTGATTTTTTTTTATTTTTTTATTAATTTCCAGTGTTGTTAGTCACTTTAAAAACTAGACCTGCAATACGGCAGGAGAAAAAGAATGGAGGAAAACTAAAATGGCATTAGGATTAAGAGGAAGTGTGGGCGTTGCAGCACCACCTTATACATCGGGGCCATATTTATGGGACCAAGCATTAGGATTTGGAGGTAGTATAAGCTCAGGGGTTATAACGGGCTCATCAACAACTGCTGTATCAACTTCAACTGCTAATACAAGACTATTTAATGTATATTTGAACTCAACAGCAACATCTGGTGATGCAAGAGCTGAATATGCAAGACTTTGGATTTCTGGTGCAGCAGGAGGTGGAGAAGCATTAAGGGCTTTCACTACAATCAATGGTGTAGCAGGAGGCACTGCTCACGGTGCTCATATCTCTTTAAACTTTGTAAGCACAAGTGGTTCTGGCTCATTAAGTGGACTTGGAGTTGCTATGAGAGGAACATTGCATATCCCTAATGATGCGAGTTTCACAAGCGGGACTTTGGCGGCAATAATGGCAGAGATATATGCGGATGGAAGTTCATCTGATACTGGTGGATGCACAGAAGTCTCTTTTTTAAGAGTAGTTAATGGTGGAGATGCAACAGGTGGTGCTGATACTGATGATGATGCTTTCCTAATTTCGGCACAAGGATTCACTGTGGGTGCAGGAAATCTCTTCGCAGCTAAAACAAGTGCCGCAGTATCACACACAGCCCGAATTAAGATAGGTGATACAACCTATTACTTAATGTTAAGCGATACACAATAAATATATTTAATTTTTTTATTTTTTTTTTCAGATTATGCCAAGAGGTAAAAAATGAAACAAATCAAAATTCATAGCTGGAAGGCAAAGACACCAGATAACAAAGAGATAGAAGAGAACACTCTAAGTATGTTTTCAATTATACTCTCTAATAAGAAACCAGAAGAGCTTCCTAGAGGGTTGGATATGTTTAGGTTATTTTCAAGACTCGCAACTGCTTTTGACAATGCTGAAAAAGATAAACTTCTTGTCTTAGAAGATTCAGATTACTTATTTTTAAAGAAATTACTTGAATCAGATTTGCTTTCAACGTGGGGTATGAATCAAGACATTGTTAAAGCAGTTGATTTGTTCATGAACGCTAAATAATTAAATGGAGGATAAAAATGCCAAAAAAGAAAGAAATTAAAAATAAATCAATTATTAAACCTGCGGTTGAAAAAACAGCGACTAATACAGTATCAATTTCTTTAGAATTTGCAGAGTTGCCAATACTACAAAAGATACTTGAAATTGCAAAATCTGGAATTCCCGATTCGAGTATAGTGTTGCTTGCAGATAAAATAAAAGCACAACTAAACAGAGGGAAATAAAATGGCAATCACACCCACAATAGCAGTTTATGACTTGGATATTCAAGACCCTGATACTGATGCTGCAGCACTAAAGGTATGGGAAGACTCTTTGACCATTACAACTTTTTATGGTTGGAGCATGGCACCGATATCTAACAGCAAGATGAGATACACAATAGTTTATGAATGATGAAAAAGTTAAACTTTGAAAATGGCGAAGCTAGAGGAATTAAAAGTAATGGAGCAACCCACAGAAACTCCAAACGCAATAAAAACAAAAAGAAACCAAGTAAAATCAGAGCAGTATTTCAAAAATTACTTGAATTCAAATAGCACAATGGTTATGTAGATGAAAGACAAGATATACACTGAAAAAGAAGCGTATGCATTACTATACCATGAGCAAAAGGCTTTATTAGACTTGAGAGGTATAAAATACAAATCCAATATTAAAGAAAATGAACTAGTTAGATTAATTATGGAATCTAACCCGAAAAAGCCAGTAGTTCAAGATGAATTCATCTTGAAAATTAAAAAAGAGGATTTCAAAAAGCTAAACCAAATTTTAGAAATTGCGAGTTCGGGATTTCCTGATACAAATCTCCAAAACTTTATAATTCAGATTCGGAAGCAAATAAAACAATAAGAGATAATACATATGAAAAGAATAATAATACTCGGTTTGATGTTGGTTCTGTTAGTTTCACTCATTTACGCTATTCCATTTACCCCGCAGGGGAATATTGATTTGAAAAATTATTTCAATATGACTAATCTTAATTATTTTGATGCGTTTATGATGTTGGGCAATATTGATTTGAACGGATATGATATTGTAAATGCAACTAATATTTCTACAACAAATATTAATGCATCAAACTTTTATGATAATGGAATCGATATTTCCGCAATATATGTAGAGCAATCAGGCGACCAAATGACTGGCAATTTAACATTTAGCTCGGGTGTAGGCGTGAATGCAAGTTATATTCTTAATGAACCTTGGATAAATGAAGCTCAAGAAAGCAGTCTTAATGTTAATTCTTCTAATTATTGGGATAGTTTTGGTGTAGCGAGCGATTTAAATAATCTGATAACTTTGCACTGGAATAATATTACTAACAAGTTTATTGAAAGTATTGCTGGCAATTACTTGTTTATGAACGGTGCAGAGCTGAATTTTAATGAGACCTTATTAAATAATAATTTCATTTTTAGAACTGAAGAGAATGACTTGAATGTTAATAGTAGTGATTATTGGGATAGTTTAGATAGTGAAAGTGATTTAACTCCAAGTAACTTCTTGACTGCGGGTGATTATCTGTTTTATGCTGGAGATGTTATAAAGGTTAACAATTCTGCAATATTAGGAAGTGCTAATGATTTAGACGCTTCAGGAGATGTTATTAATGATAGCCATTTTCATAGCAATTCAACAATAACAAGTGTGGATTGGACTAAATTACAGACTTATCCAGTAGCTTGTCCAGCTGATACTTATTTGACGCAATTAGGCGATTCAATAACTTGCACAGGTATTAGTGATATTTATTTATTAAATACAGGAGACACTGCAACAGGAGATTACGTCATTACAGGAGAAATTAATGCAACTTCATTTTATCAAAATGGAATAAAAGTAGTGGATGATAGCACGGGATTATCTGCTCTAACTTCTGGAGAGATTGACCAGTTGGAGAATATCGGAACTACCACAATCTCAGCAACACAATGGGGATACTTAGGCGGGCAAGACCAAGCGGTAGCAACTACAGATGCTCCAACATTCGCAGGATTAACCATGACAGATGCTATCACAGGATTAAATAATACGATTAATGCAAACTCCTTACAACAAAACTTAACAGGGTTCTGGGGTTTTGAGTATGGTTCAGGCGGAACTGCTTACGATAGTAGTAGAGAAGGGAACGACGGAACACTAACGAATATGGATAATTCTACTTGTTGGGTGGCAGGGAAAGATGGGACTGCTTTACAGTTTGATGGTGTTGATGATTATGTTGAGGGAAATGGTTTAGATTTTTCTACTTCAGGTATGACTATTTCAGCTTGGTTGTATGCTCCTGTAGGAACTAACACTCAGAATATGATGATGGTCCAAATAAAAGAAGCAACAGGAGAAGGGTTAGAATTTTATGGGTATTATGAAGATTATGTTGCATTGAGATGGAAATTCGATGATGGAAGTAGTGGAAGAATAGGTTGTAGTTGGAGTGAAGGAGAATGGAGTATGTTTACAGGTGTTTTTAATGGCACACATATGATATTATATAGAAATGGTGTAGAATGTAGTTCTTATTTTACAGGAACAAACACAATTACATTAAATCCTTCTGATGTTTGGAATATTGGTAGGAATAATTATGGTGGTGGACAAAATTATTTCAACGGCTCAATAGACGATGTCAGAATTTACAATAGAGCGTTATCCGAAGAAGAAATCCGAGCATTATATCTTGGGCTTGGAAGCCAACCGACAGGGCATTTAAGTTTAAAATAAGGTGATTAAAAATGGCAGATGTTCAAAGTATAGGAATTAGCAGTTTAATTTCGATTGGTTTAATTGCTCTTGCGTTAATAACACCAAACTTTTTTGAAACTGCTAAGTATTATTGTGAGACTGAGAGCAGTATTATGGAATGTCCTGGCGGGGTTTCTGGTGGTTCTGCAACCAGATGTTACCTTAATACTGAGAAAAGCTCTTGGGATTACTGTAGTAGTGGTTGGGTTCAAATTACAGATGATAGACCTATTCAAGATAATGGCACAAACCCTCAACCAATGGTGGGAAATAAAGTATGGTTATGTGATATTGAGAGGTGTGTCCCGATATGACACTTACCACGGAAACTAAACGGGGCAGTGATTGTTCGGGTTCAAATGGTGAAACAAATCGAGTTTTAACGCTCGCAAATACACAACTGACTCAATCTGGTGGGTTTAATGTTTTTGTGAATGGTTTAAATCTGGTGCCTACTACTGAATATGTAGTGACACATTCAGATTCAGCTTCAACTATTAAATTCCTTAATATTGTATGGGATACAGATTATATAGTAGTGGTTTATTTAGAGCAAGGTTCAATTATTACAAGTAATTATTGCTCAGCAACTGATGTATATAATCGCTCAGGGTTATCTACTACTGAGATTGCGAGTTCAGTTGTTGATATTATGATATCTGATGCAGAAGCCGAGCTTGAAGCTATCGCAGGTAGGAAATTTACTGATGCTAATGAATTAACTGAATTTTTATCAATAAAAGACAAAGACCTTGTTGGGAACTATCAATCAAGCTTTATTGTGTCTCATTATCCTATACAAAGCATTACAGAATGTAAAATCCTTGATGCTAATGGGAATGCTACTACTACGTTTGATACATTATCTTCTGATGACATACTTGCAGGAACTTATGAGAGTGATGATTATTGGTTAGAAGTGGCGAATGATACAATCACAAATACCATAAAACCAACAGGCAGGATTATATTGAAAACTCAAACCCTTCCAGAAGGCACAAACAACTTAAAGATAACTTATACTTATGGTTATTCGACAGTGCCGAATATTATCACAGATTTGGTGGCGTGCATGGCTGGGTTGAGGGCTTGGGTGTATGTTTTAGGTGGCAATTATGACGGTGCTAACAATTATAGCTTATCTGAATTTTCACTAAATGTTGGCGACTTATTTGCAAGAGGCAAGCAAAATATGGAATTCCTTAAGACAAGGATTGATAGCCTTTTAGATAGAGTAGGCATAAAACAAAGAACTTTATTTTTTGCGACTGGCTCTGATAGATGATGGCAATTTGCGAGATATGTAAGAAGAGAAGAGCAACCCAAAAACTTGAGGTTTGCGATTATTGTTATAATGAGATAGTTTTAGAAAAAGAACTCCAAGAGGAACAGAAAAATGACAAATTACAGTCTGGCGACTAAAGCATTGGCAGATTTTAATGCTTTTATGGATAAGTATGGTTCTACATTTACTGTTACCCGACTTACCGAGACTACTGATTCTATGGGCACGGTTAGCTCAATATCAGAGTCTGAATTTTCTGTTATAGGTGTAATTCAAGATATATCATATAAAGACCGAATAGTGCATGATATGGGTTTAGCTGTGCCCGGAAATCGGAAGTTTTTTTGTAAAGTTTTAGCTACTGATGGAACTAATGAAGTAAAAGAAGGGGACTTAATAACAGATGCAAATGGTGTTCAATGGAAAGTAACCAACATAATTAAACAGCCATATGTTAAAGATACTCAGATTTACAAATATTGTATAATTAAGAGCATAACATTAGAGGGTTCATAATGAATATAGAGTTTTCAGTTGAAATAAAAGAGAAATTAGAAAGTGAGGACGCTATTGAAAGAATGAAAAGAGCACTTTATTTATCAATGGTAAAAATGAAAGAGCTGGCGATAAGAAATGCTCCAGTAGATTTGGGTTTCCTCAAAAATAGTATTACTTTATATCCGAACTCTAAAAATTCAGATACGTATTACTTAGAAGATGGTGTATCTTATGGCATTCATTTAGAATATGGAACAAGTCCTCACTGGGTGCCAATTAAACCATTAATAGAATGGGCTAAACGTCACGGTGGAGATGAGAGCTTTGGATATGCAATAAGGGGTAAAATTGCAAAGCACGGAACTAATGCACACCCTTTTTTCAGACCTGCATATTATGCGGTTAAGGATATGTGGATGCCGAAGTATATAGAAAAATGTTTGGAGGTAGAAAATGTCTGATTTTTTACTAGCAAAATATATTTTAGTAGATTTTTTACGGAAAAATCTTACTGACCCTAGAGTAAGGGCTGAGGCAACAGGCTCAGATACATTTACAGCCACAGCAAGCCAAACAGATTTTACATTGACCCCCGCTTCAGGCACAATGTCTTGTATCACAAGTGTAACTGTCAACGGAGCAACTAAAGTAAAATGGCAGGATTATTGGGTTGATTTCAGAAATCAACAGGTTAAATTTTTTACGGGTTTGACGGTTGATGATGCTGTTATTATTAATTATAAGTATGGCACTTCAAATTGGATATACTGGGACAAACCCCGAACTGATTTATCAAGCACAAGTTTTCCAAGAATTAATATTTTAACTGTTGGTGGTTCAGGACAAAGATTAGGTAATCATGATGCTCCTGTTCAAGCCACAATGCATTACCAAATTGATATTTGGGCTAAAGAAGGCAAGACCGACCAATCATTCACAATCTCTAGCAGAACATATATGGGTGAAGAGTTAGCAGAATATATTGCGACAAAAATAACTGAAGCATTTGAAGATAGCGAGAGTGAGTTATTTCCTGCATTGTTTGATTTTAATGTAATCCAGATGCCTAGAGATTTACCTTTCGATGAAACTTACCAATGCTTTCATAAAGTAATAGAAGTTGAATTAAAAGGGATAAACTTAAATCGAGTAAATTAATAAAAGGAGATGAAATAAAATGTCTTTCAATGAGTATCTAATTGGAAAGAGAGAACAAATAAGCTGGGGCGATGAGACTACGTATGGAACTAGTGTAACGCCCACTGAGATTGTTGGTCTAAATGCAAGAGTAGACCCTAATTTTAATCAAAATTGGCAAGAGGTCTTGAGTGCTGGAGCTAATGTTAGAACTGTTGAAAATAGAGTGGCAGGTCCTTTAAGTTTACCGTTCACACTTACATTTACACCCACTAATTGGAAATTTCTAAAATATTGTGGGTATGGTGTAATTAATGCAGGCGGACCAACATACACGCATACTTTTTCACTTGCTAATACAATCCAGAGTTTTACGTTGGAATGGGCAAGGCGAGCTACTACCAGTAGAGTTATTACTTTGATGGGGGCTGTTGTGAAAAAAGCAACTATTTCATTTAAAAAATCTTCAGGCGAAGGAATGGATTCATTAATGTTAGTGACTTTAGATTGTGTTGCTCAATATTATTCTTTCAGCACAACAGTCACTAGTTTATCTGCAATAACTGCTACGCCATATCAATTTAGAATGGTTAAATGGACAATTAACTCAACTGAGATTGTTGAAGTTAATTCAGGAGACATAAGTATAGATAACGGCATTAATGAAGATGACTCAAGATATTGTAACTCAACTTTGGATAGAAAGATTGGCGAGCCAATTCCTAAGACACACAGAATAACTGGGTCACTCAACGTAAATATCAAAGATGCAACTCAGATTACGTTATGGGATGGAGCTACCGCTGTTGGTGGGACTAACACTTTGTTATTTTATAGAGGCGCAAATGACCAGCTTTTGATAACATTTACTGGTTTGAGATATTCAAGCTGTAATGAGCCTACCCAATTGGAAGGAGTCACTTTTTCAGATATTGTTTGGTCGAGTTTATCTATTAGTATGGTTGCTACGGATAGTATTTCGACATATTAATGCAAGAGCATAAATGAGGGATAAAAATGTATGAAAACCATTTCCAAGAGGAAGAGTTAAAAGAGATTGATATAGACGGAGCAAAATTCAAGTATAAACCCACTACTGCGGGTGAGGAGAATGAGTGGCTTAAAGAATATATGATTTTAGATGCGCAAGGAAATCTTATTCAAGATATGTCCGCTCTTAATAAGTGCAAACTAAGAAATTTAAAAGTTGCTCCGTATCCCAAAGAATTGATTAAAAAATATATAGGCTTTGAGAAGGAGTGGGCAGAGCTTAATGATGATGAAAGATGGCAGATATTTTCAAAACTAAAACCATCTTTTTTTTCGAAATTAATTAAAGCAATTAATCAAATAGATTTAGGCACAGAAGAGGAGTTAAAACAAAAAAAAAACTAATTTTTGAGATTCAAAGTGCAAATCCAGAGTTAGGATTTTCAATTCGAGGCAAATATGCTTTGATGCTATGGTATAAGTATGTATTTTTGACTTTGGGAATAAGCCCTAATGAGTTTAATAAGTGCACGTTGAAAGATATTCAACAGTTAATGGAATTGCATGAAGCGATTGGTCAGAAAGGTATGCGAGAGGCACAAATCCAAAAAATGATGAGCAAGGTGGGCGGGCGATGGTAGAAATGTCAAGTATGCGGATAACCGCACATATGGATGTGAATGAAGTTAGACAAGCATTTTCTATAATTGCTCAATCTATGAAAAATACTCAAAAAGATTCAAAATCAACGCAAGGCGATTTAAAAAGACTTGAAATAGGACTCGGAACATTAGGCAAAGTTGCAATAGGTGCAGGTGCTGCATTCACAGGGATGATATATGAAGCTTCAAGGAAAGCTCCCGCATTATCCGGTAGTATGGCTGTTATTAAGACGTCTTGGGATTCTATAATTAGAAGTTTAGGAGAGGGGCTATCTCCTGTTTTTGAGGTGGTAAGCGATAAAATGCAGGGAGTTGCAGATTGGGCTTCATCACACCCAGACTTATTTGCAGGAGTTGTGGGCGGTGTAGTTACTACAACTGCGGTTGCAGGTTTAATTAAACTATTTGGATTGGGACCTGCATTATCAACAGCTGCAACCGCCATTGCACCTTTTTTAGGTCCAATAGGAGTAGGAACAGTATTAGCAGGATTATTAACTATTATGTCAATTAATGCGGGTAAAAACTTAGCACAACAATATATGGGCGAGCTAAGTTATGCACCTGTCCCGGAAAATGCTAAAACCCAAATCCAAAACGCAAAACAAAATGATGTAGTAGAATATTATGATTTACTAAACAGATATAGTGCAAAGATTAGTGGCTTAGGTGGAGGTGGTCAATATACCCCACAGATAGACTTAGAAACAGGCGAGTTATATTCTACTAAACATATAACTAGAGATGTAATTAGGAACGCAGATAGTTTGATTTATTGGCAAAATGGTAAAATATACGTAAGAGATATAGCTATGAATGCAACAGATTCATATGCTCCATGAGGTTGAAATAAATGGTTATGAAGATAGAAAATTATGAGGGCACAGCAGATACTTTCAGTTGGAGTTATAATCCTAATGTTGCAGATTTCCAACTAAATACTAACGCTGAGATGACACCCATTCCTTTTTCTAACAGACATATTGTTGTGTCTGGAGGCGGGATTTCTCCTAAACTAATAGTCCTAAGCGGGCATACTTCTGGCACAAACATGTGGGCTGATTTTAGAAATATTGCTAAACATGTAGCACAATCCGAGCAAATCAAAAAATTATATTTTGAGTCGGATAAATTTTTATTGGTTGTGGGAAAGCAAATTAAACAGGTTCATTCGGGGGGTAGAACCATGTTTATTGATTATGTAGCAACATTCCAATCTTTAATTAGTTTATTATTTGGAAGCACTCAAAAAACAACAGGAACTAATGGGGGAAACGCAACAACATTTATAGAAAAAATCACAGGAACCATCACCTCTGGCGGGACCGATATAACTGTAACTGATTCGGTTAATTCATTCAAAGTTGGAACCTCTGCAAGTGATACGGGGAAGCCTTTTATATTTTATTTAGTTAAAATGTCTGATTCGGGGAGAGGCATTTATGTATCAGAGTATAGGTATTGCACTATTGATTCAAATAGAACAAGGAGTATATCTACTACAGGGGGCACCGGGTTCCCAGTTTTAACTGCTGGAAATGATGTTTCAACAATTAGTATAACTAATCTTACCGGTGCTACTGTTTATTTTCGAGATGGGTATTATATGTAAAAATGAGCCAATATAGAATTACTTCGGTATATGGTGGAGTGAGCACAACAATAGAGCCAGACGTTGGATTTTATTATACTGATAACTTGAATGAGATAAATGAATGCGAGCTCAAATTCTCTTCAATGAGCAAAACTATTCGAGCCTGCTTACAAATCGGTGCATTAGTCGAAATATTAAGAGATTCAACAAGAGAGTTTTATGGTTTAGTAGATAGCATTGATTATATTGATGGAGGCGGATTAATTGTTCATGCTTCAGGGTATGAGATTTGGCTTGCTAAAGAGCACGGTGCTTATTCTAACTCACCTTGGAACTCTACTGCATCAGCAACTATATTCTCATCACTTATTGGAGAATCGACTCATTTAACAGCGGGCACTATTGCTACTGGATTAAATGTTGATTTTAAAGCGTCTACTTCTGATTCTTTATTTAATTCAATTTCAGAATTATTGAAAAAAACAGGACAAGATTATGAACTTGATTATTCTAATACTGCAAGTATAAAGATTAATATTACCGACCATAAGGGAAGCTCAACCAGTAAAGGTGTTTTAAATGGCGGAATTGATTTTTATAACTTGAAATATACTACAATTTACCCGACAGGCAATTATGTGGTGGTATACGGCAAAGGAGATGGAACCAATCAAATAATGAGCACTTCCGCACATGGTCAAGATATAACATCCCAAAGCACTTATGGAGTTATTAAAAGAGTAGTTGTCGATAGAACTATAATAAGCCAAGATGCTGCAAATAATCTTGCAGACAAGGAAGTTGCAATATCAAAAGACCCACAAAAATTATACTCCTTGACAGTCAATGATATCTCTTGGAATCTGGTTGCGGGGGATATAATCACAATTACCAGTGATGATGTTGGACTTAATGATGAGGCTGTAAGGATAACCCAAGTTAAAAGAGGCAATAAAGATAATGATGAATTTTTGTCTTTATTAGTTACTAACTCTACACATGCTATCCTCATCAAAGATTATAGGCGACAACTTAATGATATCCGCAAATCTGTGAGGGATACAACTACATATATGCAGGGTGCAACCCAACACGTCGAGATACCAGCCAGAATCAATGCTAATAATACTTACGGATTGTTAGTGCCTTTTTATGTCGGAGCATTTTATAAGGATGAAGCGGGGAATATCCGCATCAACTCACTTACATTAGATTATGATGTAGACCCGTATAACCGACAGTTTGGAACGGCTACTGGTGGCTCTCATGACCATTCTCTAACGTCGGGGGCTACTGCTGCTCATAATCATGCAGTCACAGATTTGGGGCATGACCATTACGTACCAGCTAATACTGCTAGCGCATATACTTTAGTCACATACCAAAATTATGATTCAGGAACTGCGACTATATCTAGCTCTAGTTGGACTACAATAGCATCAGATACTGTGAGCGGGACTTTCGATTATCTTTATGTCACGGTAAACATTGAGGCTAACGGTTGGTCTGCTATTGAAAGGCTTGCATTAGCATTAAGAATTGGAACTACAGATTATATTGTTAAGAGTATTACCTTCAATTCAGCAGTAGGATACCAAGAAGTATTACTTGTCCCAATTTTCGCTTCGATTTCAAGCACTTTATATTTAAGACTCATCTCACAAGGAGGATTATCTTATTATGCTAGTATTGATATATATGGCTCGCCTAGGTCTCATTCTCATTCGATTTCTGCACAATATTCCAATTCAGATAACGCATATGTCGATGAAGATGATAAGTCACCATCACTAACTGGCGACTCCTCCGCCGAGTCTGTAGCTGTTACAATTGGGGATAGTATAGGCGAAGCCAGCAGTATTAACGCAACTGCGGTTAATATTTATTTAGAATTTTATGATACTGCGACTAGTGCATGGGTCACCAAGTATAGTATTCTCTCCTCGAGCTCATTATTGAATTATAATGTAGATATAAGTAATAGCGGGACTTACCCAGATGCAGAAGGCTGGTGGAGAGTGAGAATGACCACTAATAGCTCGAATGCAGATTTGATTCAAGCAGTAGTAAAAATAAAACATCATATTGATTCATGAGGTGAACAAGAATGAAACTAAAAGAATTGATTTGCAGATTATGCAATAGACCAAACTTGCCAATTTGGGCGTATGGTTTAGAATGCGAAGTATGCGGAATGAGCTTTGGGAGTGCAAGACTGCACTATGAGCACGTTCTAAAGAATAAATTGAAAAATAAACATAAAGGTAAGATACCTCAATTAAGGTGAGAATATGGCGGAATTCGAAATAATAAATGTCGAGCCGAGACAAGACTCTTTCACGGTAGAAATTGAATTGCCAGACCGGACAAGACGTAAGTTTGGTTATCCGATGGGTGAAGGTTGGGAACAACTTCAAGGGAACACATATAAATTTGTGAAAGATATCAGTTATAGATTAGATAAGCAAGCGGAGAATATTCAGACCAACGCTGCGAACGTAACAGCCTTGAGCAAAACACTCAAAAATAAGAAATACAGCTTTGCGCGAGAAGAACCAAAACCAATCGCACCACACACCAAATTGAAACAATCAGAGAACTAAAATGACTTGGTTTTTTATTTTAATCATTTTTTTGGGGGTAAACAAAAATGGTCAATGGAGACAATACATTTGTGCAAATAACCAATAAAGAGATATACACCGAAATTAAACAAATAAGAAAATCATTCGAAGACCTAAATGAAAATCTGACAAAAACAAATGAAAAGATTCAAAGCACAATCAACAGATTAGATTTTCACCAAAAACTTATAATTGGTGCATATGGGTTTGGCATGACAATCTTAGGTATAGTTTTGGCTTATTTAATAGGATAAATAAAAGGAGATGATAAGAATGGATTTAACAGTTTTTGCTGCTGAAATAGGCAAAGGTGTGTTAGTTGGCGCATCGGCTGCGTTAGTAGGTTATATTAAGAACTTACCAGATGGAGAAGCATTTGAATGGAGAAAACCAATACCTACTATTATAATAGGTGGAATAGCTGGTATAGTTAGTCATTTTATGGGCTTGCAATTAGATGCAGCTACTGAATTACTTGCGCAGTTTGGTATAATCAGTGTTGTCAATAACCTGTGGTCCGCTCTAATGAAGGAATTTAAGCATAAAAGCCTTGTAATCAAAATAAAGAACAGTTAGGCATATTATGTCAGTTTAATATAATAATTGAAATTAGGGGCATATCCTAATAAATTTCAACGTTTTTAGGTTGTTTTACTCCTTTTTCTTTTTTTATTGAGCTATGGGCTACTTCTTACCCCAACAGCCCATAGCCCTTATGTATGTATGTATGTATGTATGTATTTAGTTAATTAATTAATAATTAATTAACTATTTAGACCTTTTTGGAAAGATAAAATATATTTTTTGATGGAATTGATGATGATTGCCTTGCTTTTAGGCATTTGCCCTTTGTTTTCTAAAATAAACAGCTCAAACTCATTATATAATGCAGTTGCTAGGCTGTTAATTTTGTCTACTTTCTCATAATATTGTATATTATATACTACTGATTTAATGCGTTCATCATTTTTTGCTAGAAATTCTTGAATCTCTGGTATATCTTCAATGTCTGTATAATACCTGCTGATGCTCTTATTTTTCAAGTTTTCTAGCTGTTTATTGTATTCTGATATATTAAGAGCCTGCTTATTGATTATTGCTTTAAGCTCCTTAAATTCATTAATCAGCGAACTTGCAAGGTTCTTATCTGCTGATAGAATGAGACTAGTCATATACTCATTCCTGCTGGTTTTCATTTCTTTGGATTTTTCATCCAAAAACTCTATTAAGCTCGGCTCTAAAGCCAAACTTAGAACATTCAATCTTTCTTTATACTTAATTGGTCTTGCCATTTTATCGCCTCTTTTATGGGGATTGAATCCCTTATCTGATATAATTATAATAGTAATATATATATTTAATTATTTTCTAAAATATATGTATTATTAATAAACCCTTGAATTTGATAAAAAAGGCTCAAAATATGCTTCTTTATATAATCTATATACCCAAGAATATAAATATTTATATATAAGTTATACTTATACACATATAAGAGATATAAAAAATATCTCAGGAGGCAAAAATGAAAATTAAAGAAAATCTAGACTATATCAATAGTCTAGAGTTGTGGAGCAAAGAGAAGCTCCTTGATTTCTTTGAAGATTTCTCCGAAGACATCAAGGAGCTTAGGGCAAATTTCCACGAGATGGAAAATTTGCCTTCATTTCAGATGCGTGGCGAGGTAATCTCCACAATTAAGAACGGGGTCGGGGAAAGAAGTGTGGGGGAAATTCCCCTACATTATTTCTTTATTGATGGAGACGGGAGTATTACTTCCGCTCCCCTCCCAATTTGGGAGGTAGAAAAAAGGGGGATAAAGGTTATATACCGTTATCCTCCAATGGAGGATGATGAGGATGAGGATGATGAGATTTAAATCTCCTGAGGATAGCTTCAGGAGAAAAGAAGTATTAATTTTTTTAGGGCGATTAAGCCCTTTTCAATAAAAGGAGGCAAAAAAAATGAAAGTAATTAAAGAAAATGGAAGGAAAGCCCTAATTTATCATGAAATGACCAGAAATTTCGAAATCTGGCAGTGGTCGGAAGCGGATAATACTTATGCGTCTTTCGGCTGTGGAGAAGCGTCTTTAGAAGAAATCAAAAAATTCTGTGATAATTTGGATTAGGAAGGTAGTAAAAATGGAACAAATTGAAATAAATGAAAGCAATAAATATGATAAAGTAGCTATTGCCAAATGGGTGAGGCAAGAACTTAAAGCAAATTTTAAAGGTTTTAAGTTTAGCGTGAGAGTGAGAGATAACAGAGCTTTGTATTTATCAATTCTAAAAAGCCCTATTAAGCTATTGAGAGACGTTGAAGAGATTTTGGCAGATGAACAGCTAATACTAAGATTACAAACCGCAAGAAATGACACAGAAGAAGAAATTAAAGAAATGATTAAAATGAGGTTTAGCGATTCAAAACATGAAATTAATCATTATTATATTGATTCTGATTGGCAACTTACCGAAAAAGGAAAAGAAATACTAAAAAAAATCAATGAGATTGCAAATAAATATAATTGGGATAACTCAGACATTATGACCGATTACTTTGATGTTAATTATTACTTTTATTTATCTCTTGGGAATGAGAATAAAGTGTTCAAGGATGGTGAAACAAAATGAAAATAAACAACAAAAACACAATAGAATTCCACACTGAAGTGGAAGAAGTTTTTGAAAAGCTCATTTCAGATTACTCAAAAAAATGAGCCAAAAATATTTCATTTGCCCAAATTGTGGTAAAAGGGTAAAAGACCCTAAAGAACACGTTGAGGGCTGGGCAAGAGGAGTTACTTATTACTCCTGCAAACCCAAAAATAGAAAAGTATAAATATAAGTATTATAAAAGTATACTTATAGGGCAAGCAATTTTTGGAGTTTGCCTCCTGAGGCTTGCCCTTTTTTATTTTAAAAGGTGAAAAAAATGGAAACAAAAAGTAGGTATGAGGTTATTGCAGACCTTGAAAAACAAAAAAGGCAATTAATTCAAGACAAAGCAAGTCTTAGAGATGGTTTGATTATGAGAGAACGGCAAATCAAGGAATTAAAAAGACAGCTTGAAGATGCTCAAGAAGCATTAACACAATATAAAGAAAGTATAAAAGACAAAAAGGAGACTGCGGACCTTTTAATCAAGAGTGTAGAAGATGCTCTTAAGAGGTTTGAAATCCAAAAAAAATAATGCTCATAGAAAAAATAAAGAAAAATTTTGCCCCTGCCTATGAGACCTCAAAAAACTAACCATGGTGTGTTAGTTTAATTTTATATTTTAAAAGCAGGGGATATTTTTTTATACTCACAGAATGAAATGTGAGGGAGAAAAAAATGGAAATAACAAAACAACAAATTGAGACCTTGAAGGCAAATAGCTTTTCAGGGAGATATGGTGCTGTGGGCACTGATTTTAAGGTTTATTTTGATTCCTTAGAAGATTTAAAAGCTGGAATTGATGCGATAGTTGAAGCTAAGAAATACTTGGCTGAAAAACTAGCATCAGATATTTCTATTGGAGGCGAAAAAAATGATTAAGACAATAGTATCTGATGATGTTAATAGGTTAGATATGGAAGTCAATGAATTTATGACCTCAAGAAAAAGAAATTTACCAGTGAGGACAGAAGCGTATGTCCTGAATTTTGGGGATTCTACAAAAGTCTATCACAAGGCTACAATCTTTTATGATGAGCCTTTTGGAGATTCAGAACTATCACAAAAAACGTCTACAATTAGAGAAAAGGTAGGAGCTTTGTGGATTCAAAAGGACAACTCAATAAGTGGGACTTTGGATATTAATACCAAAGGAGAAAGGATAGGGATTCCTGATAACTTGGCTCCTAACTTAGCATTCTTGAAAGAAGATGCAGAGCTAGAAATGACAATAAAAGACCACAAAGTGAAAGTAATCCGGAACAACTTCAAAAAAGAAGCAAAGCATCCTGATTATGTGATATATAGATGAGGCGATAAAATGAAAAGCTGGGAAATGAAAGTAAAAAGTATTACAAAAATAGAGAGAAGCAAGGAAACAGAAGATATAGTTATTTATAAATTACTTGCCAAAAACAAAGATGACACTGCCGAGATAGTGATATCAAGTGCAGAGCCCTTTATTGGGTTCTCTGCCAAAGATAGCGTTATCACTGTGAAACTGGAGAATAGCCAGCTATCTATCGAGGACTTTGAAGATGTTTAATTTCTACTGTTGTAGATTAGATGATGAGGAGTAAAAATGCTAAACAAAAGCAGTCTCAAGGGATTGAGTTTATTGCTGAGAAATAAAGTTGTTCTTGAGACTATTACTCCTCATTTTTTATTTTTTGAGGTGGATGGTGAAACGGTTACTTATGATAAACGCAAAGACCTTTGGATGTGTTCTTGTATCCATGAAAGTTGGCGAGGTAACAAGACCAATCAAGTCTGTTATCACATCAAAGCTGCAAAATTCTATAAAAGAAGGTTGGAAAATGAGTAATGACATGATAGAAGTGAAGGATATATCCTCGCAAAGTATTATATTTTGGATTAAAAATAATAATTTCAATATTTGGCACTTGACCTGTCCTCAAATATCAGTCTGGAATAACCATCGCACACGCCTTAATAGGCATAATATTTTCAATTCTGCAATATCTAATGAGCTAGAACTGCAAATGCAGAGGAACTTAGAGCTTAGCCGAGATGAGCCACAGATTGTATATGTAGTTTTAATGGAGAATCTACCTGAGTGGATGCGACCCCAATTAACCAAAGTGCAAAACCCATTCACTCATAAGAAGCAATTAGAACTACGCAAAGAACTGAAATCAGAATATTCTGTTTATAGGTTATTCATTAGAGATTCAGTTTTAAGTTATCTTACTCAAGGTTTAAATAACAAAAAAATCCCAAGAACCTATGATGTATATTACACTATTGATTACTTGACTTTATTGTTCCGAAAAAACAACGGCAGAACATTTCAAGATGCTGTTGATGAGCTGTATAATTATACTATTAGAACCTGTTTTGAAGGTGATTTTAAATGACTTTTTGTGTGATACAGTGCAAAAGATGTGGGATGTGGAGCACTAAACAAGTTAATGATTTCACTAAATCTGTATTTAGATGCCCTTGCTGTGGGCATACCACCAAATTGAAAAAGAAGCGTGAGGTAGGCTTAGCTCTGGAAACAATCAAGTGTGTGACTGCTAGACAAGCGTTATTAGTCTGCCAAGCCAAGAATAAAGAAAGAGGTGCTAATAATGCTAATGGTTATTAGAGAGATAGAGCTAGGTGAGATTGATGGCGAGATAGGCGTAGTTTCAATGAAAGGCGTTTTTAAAAAAGAGAGTGAGGTTGATTCAAATGAAGGAATATATCTGTAAGGATTGTTTGGCTGAGTCTTTTTCAGCATCTGAGCTATTGTATTTAGCTGATAAGACTTGCCCTAAATGCAAGAAAGGTGAAGTGGTTGATTATAATTTATACCTTAATGACCTTGAGCATCAGATAGATAGGATACTGCAAGAACACTCTGAGCTATGCGACTATGCTACTACTTATTATGATTCATTGATAGGACATAGAAGCTGGTTTAAGGAGTATAATGACCATCAGTTTAGAATTTATGCTGATAGGCATGTATTGCAAGAACTAAAAGAGATGCTAAAATGACTGAAAGAAAACCCAAAAGCAAAGCCAAACTTGAGCAGATTATCCGAGATGACAAGGTTATAGAGTTATTCACTCTCCAGAATGTTCTTGATTTGTTTACTGAATATAGTTTGATTCATTATGAGCTTGATACTTCCAGAGTGTTTGATAACTTATTGCAGGGGTATTGTGATTATTATAACCACGAAATAGGGTTATTCAAGTATATGCGAGACTGCGATAAGCGTGAGACTATTATTCATGAGATTGTTCATGCTCTTAAGGATAGATATAGTGTTGATGACAAAGAGAAAGATACAGAACGTCAGGGCAAGATTCTACTCAAAAAGCTATATGTGGATAAAAAGTAGGTGGAGAATATGAAAAAAAGAGAGAAAGAAGCAAAAGCAAGGATATACCAAGACAAATCAGGCAAATGGCGATGGAGTTTTATTGCTCCTAATGGGCGAGTTATAGCAGACAGCTCAGAAGGATATAACTCTAAAAGAAACGTATTAAGAGCGTTTGAAAGTGTAATTTATTATATGTCTGGGCTTAATTTTGATTTTGATTTAAAATAAAGGAGTGGTTTAAATGACTGAAATTGAGAATGTGATAGCTGAGGAGATTAAAAAACTAAATTTATCTGATACAGAACTCCAAATTGTTTTAAAAAATCTTAATAAAGATAATCCACGTCAGTATAATACTGCTAAACTAGATTATGGCGATAAAAGAGTAAAAATAGGGGTGATAAGCGATACGCACATGGGGCATTTATTATATAGACCAGATGTTTTAAGACACGCAGCAAAAAACTTTAAAAGACAAAATGTTGATTTCATTATTAATTGTGGCGATACTTTGGAAGGCATGTCTGGCAGAGATGGTCATGTCCTTGAGCTTGATAAGATAGGTGCCAGTGCACAATTAGATTATGCCGCAAATGAATTTAAAGAATTTGGCGATAAACTAGTTTATTCTATTGAAGCCGATGACTCCCATAGTGGTTGGTATAGAAGTAAAGCCAATATGGGACTAGATATAGGCAAAGAACTAGAACAACACATTGACAATTATATCTTTTTAGGTTATGATGAGCAAGATTTAAAGCTAGATAATGGTTTAAGAATTAGATTAACTCACCCAGGTTCTGGAGTAGCTTATGCTTTAAGTTATAAACTTCAAAAATATATTGAAAGTTTAGGGGGTGGAAACAAACCTCATTTATTGTTTCAGGGTCACTATCATAAAGCTGAATATATTTTTTATAGAAATATTCACGCATTTGACTCTGGATGTTTTACTTGCAATACTGGGATAAGAACTATTCAGGGAATTAAAAAAATTAGAGATATAAAAGAAGGAGATATGGTATTAACTCATAAAAACAGATATAGACAAGTAATAAAAAAGTTTGTAAGAGAACATAAAAATAATTTTATTAAAATACATTTTGGCAGAAAAGATAGTGAAAAGAGTAGAATAACCCCCACCCCTGAACACCCTATACTTATAGAAAGAAATAATATAACAGATTGGGTTAGGGCTGATGAAGTAAAAGTTGGCGATTGGATTGTAGTGATTTCAAACAAATGTAATATTTGTGGGAAAGAAATACCTTATTATAATACCATGTGCAGAGATTGTAACCCTATGAATGCCGAAGATGTGAGGCTAAAAATAGCAAATGCTAAGGGAGGAGTAAAAAAAAGAGATTATACACACACAGGCACAGGGTGGATACACATGAAAAAAGATATAATCCCATTTTGTAATAAGATGAAAAGTAAAGGTTGGAAAATCGCACCAGTTGGAAGCGGAGTAATACCTGATGCTATTGGGTTTAAAAATAATAAGATTGTTGCATTTGAGTTGGAATCAAGTCAGGGATTTAGACTAGACCGAAAGAAAAAAAAGTATGATAATTCTCCCACAACAAAATTCTTTGATGATGTTATTTGGATAAATACAAAAGAAAAGAAACAAAGACCAATGAATGATTATAAAGAGTATATAGATGGATTTGTTAAAGTTAAAGTCTTAAAAGTTGAAGAATATGTTTCAGATATAAGAAGACAAAAAAGAAAAGTCTATAACTTTGAAGTAGAAGAAGATAATAGTTATATTGCAGGCAATGTTGTAGTTCATAATTGTATGCAAAATCAAAGCCTATATATGAAGAAAAAGGGTAGCCCTGCTCATGTGGGTTACTGGATAGTAGATGCATTTATCAATAAAGAAGGGAACATTGACAGAATCAGACCAGAATTTGTGCCATTTTATGATTGAAAATGATAACTATACCAATATCTGCCAAAGATGTGGACTGGGCAAAACAGAAAACAATAGAATTTGATGCCCAAAAAACGCACAATAAATATGATTGTGAGCATAACTATTTTGGGATTTTGGGTGAGAAGATACTTAATGACTGGCTCAACAAGTATAATGTGCCTCATGAATGGGCAGATTTCATTAAAACTGATTACAATTCCCCCGATTTTATTATTAATGATTTTTCAATTGATTTGAAAACTACAATAGGCACTGCGTTAATAGTGAGCAAGATTCAGTTTGATTATTATATTTTTTCAAGGGTTAATGAAGATGTAAAAGAGCTATTTTTAATTAGTTTTATTTCAGGAGATAGATTAAGAAAGCTAATAGACCAGAATAAATGCAATATTTTACAGAAAGAAAACGGCATTAATTATTTATGCCCTATTGATAAGATGAGCCCAATAACAGAACTGTTTAATGAATTGTTTAAAGACAAAGATAAATGGACTGGACTGCTAAAAGAAACTGCAATATATTAGGCATAAAATACTAAAAAAGCGAACTAAAAGTTCGATAAATACGTATTAAATGCAATTATTTTAATCGGCTCGGAGGCAGAAGATGAAAGACACCAAAGTTTTAATGGAGAAATATAAAGGATTTGAGATTTACTATGATAAAGAAAAAGAAAGGTTTATCGCAGATAAATCTAAATTAGATATTCATTTTGAAGCAAGAACTTTGTGGGAAATCAAAGGATACATTAAAGAGACGCAAACAGAAGAAATGGATAAGTTTGCTTATATTAAATCTGGGTATTTTGACAAATCTATTGCTAAAATTCATCTCTTCACCATCAATAAGACTACTAAAAGATGTAAGTATAAAATTGTTGAAGATACAGAGAAGTCTTATGATGTTGGAAGAACAAGAGATAATGAAGATTTGCCAAAAACTTTTGAGATTAACGAATACAATACCCAGATTTATAATGAGGTTAAGAAGCTTCAAAATGAAATTAAAACTTTGGAGGAGAAGCAACAACAATGTGTTCGCCGATTAAAATAACTCAAATGCTACGCATTTGCCCTTCGGGGCATTTAATAGGAATTAAGAGAAAACCTTGCGAGGTTTCCCAAAGTTTGCTACGCAAACCTTCTCTTAATTCCGATATTAAATACAATAAAATTAAGGTGCTAAAATGGACAATAAAATAATAATTGAAACAAATCAAGAATATACAAGATTAATAACCAAAGCAAGTAAAGAAAACATAAATGCTTATGGTTGGTTTATGAGGTATATG